GTAGTATCAACTTTAACTGGTGCTACATTGTATATTGGACCTAATACAATAAGTTTAGGATTAGCATTAAACATTGTAAAGTCTTTAATAGGAATCTGTGCAGAATCAGGTGCACCGTGGTCTGTAAAGTAAGCATGTCCAACTACCATAACTTCGGCTTGAGCAATACGCTTACCCAACTCGCTATCAGCACGAACGTGATAACAAGTTTGACTTTTAGGGTTAGGACAGAATGTATAAACTCCATCTACTAACTCCGGCGGCTCTAAGAATAGCGCATCTGCATACACATAAAATGTATTATTGCCATCTAAATCTTTAGGAGTACCCGGTTCAAACAATGATGATAGACTAGCAAACTTATCAGCAAACTGTTGACGAGCACTGACTTCTTCTGGAGTCACTGCCTTACCTGTACTCATGATATACTTGGCTACATCTTCTCCGCTTTGTGGCATAACACCTTTGCTCCATTGAGCATGTCCATGAGGAGGAACAAATACACCATTCTCACGTCCCCAATAAATTTGAGGATTGCCATCCCACTTCATACGAACACTACTACTACCTTGCTCTGTGTTCATATCTTTTAAATGTTCCAGTGCTTCGATTGTACCAGCACTGCCATAAAAGAATACAAGATCCTCTAAGTGATTAAATGCTCGTCCTAGTTTAGGATCTACGGCTTCTAGTAATTCTTTTAGTTCTAATAATCTCATAGTCGGTTTAACATATTACGGAACCATTCATTAGTACCGACTCTGCTTTCTTGTTTAACTTCTTTCCAGTTAGGATCTGCTTTACCACGTGCTAATAAGTCAGCAGCCTGTTGTTGTGGTAATGTAGCTAATATGCTTTCTACACTACCTAATACTGCTGGATCACTTCGACCTGTTAATATCTCTGCTATCTTTGCCAAATCATCTGTGACAAAGTCTGCTTTCTTGCCTAGACTATCGCGGGCAAATAAACCCTGCCATGCACTCCACATATAACCTTTATCTTTGGCTAACATTGCCATTAGTAATTGTTTGTTTACGCCTTTGTAAGGACTTCCTTGGGGAATATTGTGTGTGTGGAATTTAGCAATTTGAGGCGCATTAGCCGTAACCATAATATCAACTTGATGATGTGCATCACCTACTGGAACATTCACGTGTACATTGATACCAGTTTGTGCTGTAGACAAACCTTGTTTAGCAATATAATCATTTAGTGCTTTACGTGCTGTTTTAGCATCCTTAGCACCAAAGTAATTCATTACAGCGGCTTCATCTGCTAATACATCCATATCGCCACTTTGTTTACCTGGTTTAGGTGATGCGGCTGAGCCAACAGGAATTACAGTTATTCCTGTTCCTTGTAATGCTGTATTAACTGTTTTTAATATAGCAGGTACATCTTTATGGTCAAATGGGGTAGCATCAGCAAATACATTACCACCTTCGTTTAAAATCATACTAACTCCAATATTTTATATTATTTACCTGAATTGTCTAGTCATAACTATCCATATATTCTAAGCACTTTTCTATGTGCTACGCACATTTTCTTCTTCATACTACGTATTCGAAGCAATTTTCTATTCTTTTTATTGTTTTGGATTGTGATTTAATACTGGTTAAATATTTCGTAGATTCAAGTCATAATTTGCCGTTAACCGGCAAAAATGAAAACATTTCGTGAGTTCGTTTTCCATACTGTATTAATGAGATTTCGATTTACGAACAGAGGCGGTTGACCTGTACCCCTTACTCAAGACTTGACTGTCAGCGGTGATTTTACAATCCCATACAGCGAAATTGTAAATATCTGCGGTTGTATCTTTTTCACAGAGCCGCAATCTTTTAGAACCTTTCGTTAGTTCCTGACGTACACAACCTAAGACTCTGACGGCACAGCACAACCTGTACAGCCTCAATAGGGATTAGCGATCGCTAATCAAACGTATGTGTAAATTAAGTTGAAGTTAACGGTTGTTAAACCATTTAACAAATTCTGTTTGCCCAGCTAGTAGAGCATCTTCCCAAGTAGCGCCAGCTAGTCCGTCAGCATTGTCGCTGACCCACTTGCGACTGATCCATGGTATCTTAACATGTTCGCAGACTTTGGCAATACTCCATAATTCCATGTCAACTAAATCACAATGCTCAAGTGTCCAAGCATCAGGATTAGTTACAAAATTGTTGCCAGAACCTACTCTGACACCTACTTCGCTACTGTTATAGTATAACACATTTTCGCCTAACATGTAACCTCTTTGGCGAAGCGGACTACAATCAGCATCCCGTTGACAAACGCTGGTTACGCTGTTTAATCCAGTAATTCCTTTTAAACTACCTGCACTTCCGTAGTTTATAACTAGTTTAGGTCTATGTTGCATTATAGCCAAAGTGGCGTTCATTGCGGCATTTGATAAACCTACACCTGTATAAACTACAGGACAATCAACTAGATTTTTATCTAGTTCTTCTGGTAACGCTACTAATATTAATGTTTTCATGTTAATTGTTTTTAAAGTATTCTTCGATTTCGGTAAAGGTTTTATTTTTATTTGGGATTTCTAATTTACATTGCTGTTCATATGCATTGCTTACAGTATTAATATTAAACGAATCAACAGGTTTACTTTGTTGCTGATATTCCTTTAAAGGAGCCCTATTGATATTAGTAGTCATAGTACCAGTAAATTGCATTCTTACTTGCTCTTCAAGTAAGAAAAATTTAAACAAATGAGTATGCGGACATCTTCCCTGATCGAAGAGAATTCCGGGCCAAATCTTTGCAAATTTTTCAAATGCAGACCATTCGAATATAAAATGATCATCGTTGAACTGAACAGATCTGTATTCTGCTTTATTATTTTTTATATATTCTTCTAAAAATTCTTTACTATATTTTTGTGAATAGTCTAAATTAGAAGTTCTTGAAGAAGTATAAGCAGAATTCTTTTCCATTGAATCTATAAGTTTAACAAAATTATGATTATCTTTAAAACACAAGAATAAGTCTGGTCTGATTACTATTACTCTTTTATAGTTTAAATTTTTAATCTGTTCGTATATTTTGTTGATAAGATAAAAGACTCTACTCATTTCAAATCCAATATGAGTTTTATATGTTTGATAAAATTTTTTATAATTTTCGATGTGTATATGTTTGAAATCAATGTGTTCTAAATGTTTAAGTTCTTCTTCGATAGAATAAAACTTATTGCCATTATGCACGTACTCAGTCAGATCCCATGTAGAAAGATAAAAATCAACATCTATAGGAAATTTCCAAGACAAGCTACTTACATCACAATGTCTTAGTACTCCGGCAACGATTACGGCAGTTTTCATAATATTAAATGCTCACTTTGAATGAAGTCTGGCGTAACTTACATTCTAGGCAGCAGCCGCCTACACTCTTATAACGCAAAGGTCCTAAGGTAGAGTGTTACTGATATTTAGTTATTCAAAGCCGAGACTCTTACGTATTTTTGTAGCACTAATGTCAGTAATAGATTCATTAAATGTTTCTTCACCACTAGTATAACCTACTCCGCGACCCCAGCCAATGTGTACAATGTTAGGAACAACTTGTATGTCGTATTGACCTTGATATAACATATCCAAATCACGACGAATAAAGCCCTTGACTTTTTCCACTTCAAATGGATTACTTCCTTGCCAACCTTGTACATCACGCACTTGAATAATGACTTGTCCAGTTTTAGCTAATAATCTTTCGAATAGCGCACGGTGCCCGGCATGCCACGGTTGCCAACGACCTAGCATCTGTACAGTTTCTTTCTTCCAGTCAAACACAGGACGTCTGCGATTATCAATGATATGTGCGGCAACAAACTCTCCCCACTTCTCTCCGTGCTGTTCTGTAATTCTGAAGTCGTATACTTCAGGAAGAATGAATGCTTTATTTGTATCTTCGTAGCGACCTTTATCAATGGTATCAACCCATACAGTCCAATCTGCTTTAAAGTTGTTACGCATTTCAACTAACGGGGCAACAAAGTCACAGATAACATAATCACATTCTGTCATTGCATCTGCTAGTTCACGCATACGCAAACTTTGACGGATGCGTCCTGCTTCACTGAAATCCCAGTCGTTGTATTTTTTACGTACATCGTCAGCATTGAGCCATCCAACCTTCTTTTTATCTGCTTGTAAATGGTCAACAATATGTTGAGCCAAATAAGTTTTGCCTGCTCCAGGCAGTCCCATAACTAATATTCGTTGTGTCATAATTTTATACTCAAATTCTTATCGATTCCAACCCACTTCGTCTATAATCGGAATCCATTGCTTACGCAATGCCATCATGCTGACTTTAAATCCCGCAGGAGTTTGTTCTTTTATTTCTGCAAACATTAAATTATCTTTGATAAATTGTCGACCTTCAGCACTATTTATAGCATTACGGAACATTGTGACATACCAGTCGATGATGTTCTGATTAGTTCCTTTAGGAAAAATAATACCCCAAGCGGCATATACATTCATACCCGGAACATAGTCTTTCATCAAAGGAACATCTTTTAATCCTTCTAGTTTGTATTCACTGGTCAGTGCAATAATTTTAACCTTACCTGATTTAACTAAGACATTAGCAACTGCAACAGGAATAATACCAAATTCTAAGTGTCCGCCTGCCACATCATTGCCTGCCTGCGCTGGCCCTTTATATGGAATCGTTTTAATTAAAGATTTGTTTCCTTTGATACTATACATCATATACTCATATGCAAGTTTATGTGCTCCGCTGCCGGCAGCAATGCTAATAGGAGTAGTAGTATTCTTCATACGATCCACGAATTCCTTGGGAGTATTAGTTGGACTACTTTCGTGTGCAATAATAGCCAAAGGACTTTTTGCCAATGTTAATCCGTATTCAAAGTCGTCTAATGTATACTTTTTATTTTCTGGATTAGCATAATCAGCTGTGACCCATATACCTTGATGACTGGCTACATATATGTGATATCCGTCATTGGGTAATTTAACAAAATGATTCATACCAATTGTACCATCACCGCCTGGCTTATTCTCTACAATAAAGTTAATTTTAGGATTAGCTTTTTCAATCAAGCTACTGAATCCTCTAAAACTTAATTCGTTACCTGAGCCAGGCGCAAAGCCGATGACTGCTGTAATTGGCTTAGTTGGTTCCCAGGCATGTGCTGAGAATGTTAATAATGCAAGTGTTAAAAATTTAATAATCTTCATTGTTCCTCCTATTTGAAATAAAGATATGCGAGTCCAGGTATAATTATAGCATACTGCGGCAGAAAGTTCAAGATCAAAGCTCGCTCATTCCACCTAAATCCTACATATATCCAACCAGCGGCACCTACCATTTGGACAATACTGTTCCAAGGAGTGATACCTAAAACGTGTAATACCATGGCGCAAAGTATCGTTAATGCGCTGGCATACTTAATATAAAATACGTGATCTCGTTTCATTTTAATATTGTGACAAAAATGTCAGGCCATGTTCGTTCAACTTTGACATCCATGTCAAAATGTTCTTTAATCCAACTACTATTAAAGTTGGACCAAAGCAATCCCTGCCGTTCAGCAAAGGTTCGAATAGCTGTATTCTGCCAGGCAATTTCACGGGCCATGATAGTATCATTTTGATAAGCAAGATAACTAGGATATTTGATTGCCCATCCTCCCGCTTCTTTCCACCAAGAAAAACTAGCAGAGTTATCACGGTACACTAACATGATCCAATCATCGGGAAAGGTAGATTTAATTTTATCTAAACTATATGCCCAGTCATGGCTTTTAACTAATTTTGTGCCAACGCTTTTTGGCGCCCATGCTTGGTCTATATAGTCAGCGTCTAATTTTGCTTCAAATTCCATTTGACGGCCAAAGTAAGCACCCTTGTGTCCAGTAAATCCTCCGTGGAGATATTCACGTTCTCTGGTTCTATCAGTGGTGTTAAAGTAAGGCATAGACTCTAGCGTTTGAGCGATTCCACTCCAGCGGCTTCCAGGTACTCCGGTAAAAAATATTCTTTGTGGTAGTGTCATATAAATATTGGTATGAATGTAGATCAACAATATTTAAACAATTACTTCAGTAAAGTATGGCATCGTAAGAATGGCGATATAACACAGTTTGACAAAACTGGTTTAGCTTTAATTAATAAAATACAACCTGGAGAAACAGTTATTGACATTGGCTGTGGAGCAAATCCTTTTAAAGGACATATTCCAAACTTACTAGGCATCGACCCAGCATTTGACCAAGCTGATATTAAATGCACTATAGATGAATTCACAACTGATGCAAAGTTTGATGTAGCATTTTGTTTAGGTAGTATTAACTTTGGTGATGTCAATGACATTGAACGTCAAATTACTAAAATAGTTACGCTACTTAAACCTCAAGCAAGAATCTATTGGCGTAGTAATCCAGGTCTACAAGATCATAACAACGAAGAATGTAAGCAAATTCCCTTCTATCCATGGAGTATAG